TACCTGCTCCTGTTGATGTCCTATTTGGCGCAAATTCGTTCATAAACGAAATATCTTTTTGTATCAAGAATGTTCTATTATTAGAGCCATCTATCAATTGTATATACCTTGTAGCCTCCCAATCAGCTGGTAGAGGCAAAAAGGCATTGTTAACAGTTAAAGTAGCTGTATCGTATCTACGGTAGTAATTTAAATCTACAGTTCTCCTTAATTTGTCTTCAGTAGATATTATAAATTGATTTATTATAGCATCTGTTAAAACATCTGAGGTAGTTTCTGTATAATTTCTTACATTAGATAACAAATCAGAATAATCGGTCATGATGTACTCACTGTAACATTTCCAACTTGACTTAGCAACCTTGTCTCTTTAGCTTCCGTTTTAGGTTGCATGCCAACGCTAGCAAATCTGTTTGTGTTGACACCTATAATACCTACAAAACAAGTAGAATTTGCTATTTGTGGTTTAGCATACTCAAGAGATTGAGGATCTTGTACTATTGTAAGAGGTTCTAACTGTGGATGTTTAGCTTCAAATTCACTATGATGAACCCACGCACCAGTCCACTCCTGAACCATTTCATTATATGGGAATGCCATACCTGACCTATCAGATATTCTCTTAGCAAATTTGCCTGAAGCATATTTACCCATCTACACACTCGGAAAATAAGTTTTAGGTGTTAAAAATAAACTTGTTCTTTCTCCGTCTTGAGCTGCTGCTCTTTGAAATTCATCTTCATAAATTTGTTTTAATGCCACTAGTCTATCTGGAGACTTCTTCATACTAATATAATATGCTAAACCAGCTGTCATACATGGAAGAAATCGAAAAGGAATTTGAGCATTATTGGTGTAATCGCCAGCATCAAACATACGAACAAGAGCATAATAACGTAGAGTGTACGTGGTATCTGCTGCAGGATATAGAAATAGTGTTGGGTTTATCGTACGTTCAAAATAATATTGAGTTGGTCTTCCGCTTGTTGTTTTGACTGTAAAATTAAAATAAGTTGATCTACTAATGGGTGTAGCTGAAAAATCATTATTGCTACTATCTCTTATCACAACATCAGTTATATCTACTATTTGTTGACTATCATTCGCACCACTACCAAACAAATTAGTTCCTGATAAACTTTGTGTAGTAGCAGGTATCGTTTTTTCTTGAAGTTGTATTGTCCAAAGGTTTAATCCTCTATTTGCCCACTCTGACAATAAAATATTTAAAGAACGTCTTGCAGTTTGCAAATCGTATCCACTACGAACTTGCAAACCACAACGTTCATAAGCCTCTTCTGCTATATCATCTATAGATAGATCGAAGCTCGCTGTTGATGCGTAAGTTGGCATCTATTTTTTCTTCATCATTCCGCCGCCACGTTTTTTGACAGCTTTCTTTTTAGCTTTTCCGCCTTTTGCCATCTTCTTTTTGCCCATCATGCCGCCGCCTGCCATTTTCTTTTTGCCCATCATGCCGCCGCCCATCATGCCCATGGCCATTTTCTTTCTAGGTGATATAGCACCACCACCCATTTTTCTTACAGCTTTTTTCTTAGCTGACTTTTTTTTAGCACGGCCGCCGCCTGCCATTTTCTTTTTAGCACGACCACCGCCTGCCATTTTCTTTTTACCCATCATATCGACCTCCGAATATTCGTTTATAGGTTTTTGCTCTCGATACTACAACGTCTTGATAGTACCCTGTTGGCCACAACTTATAGTAACCAGCTTTGTGTAGTCTATCAGAAGCTTCTTGTAATTGCGAGAACTTTTGTGCCAACATCATAGAGTAATCTATGCTCTTTTCTACCATAGGGTGCTCCCCATTTGGAGTGACCAAAAATTCTTGCTCTTCTTCGTTGGCGGGGTTATGCGGATGAAAACCCATAAAGAAAACATCTTTTTTGTTATATTCTTCATTGTATTCATCAATCGCATTTTGTAGACCCTCAATACTGTAATTAAAGTACGGATCACAAAATATCAATAATTCATGCACATTCCAATCTATGCTTTTTAAATAATTGTTTAGTTGTACTTTGTACCATTTGTGTTTAGGTTTGACACCCACTAACACTTTATTATCTCTCCATGTTTTTTTTGCAAAAGGACAAGCTGGCATGCCTCCTAAATGTTTGTTAGGCACTTCTAAATATAATTCAGACCACCTACGTACGTCCTGTTTTACGTCCTCTTCTAATGGCATCTTTTCCCTTTCTAAAAATGCTGGCCACTTGAGCTTTACCCATAACCTTAGCTCTTTGTTCGCCCACTGTTAAAATTTGTATTTTTCTAGCAAACGGTTTTTTAACCTTCTTAACTTTTGCAACTGTTTTTCTAGCATCAGTAGGAGTAGCAAACTTAATAGACACAGTATCACGTGGATTCTCATCCGTATAGAGTCTTCTCCCACTACCTTTTGGTTTTTTTCCCGTACCAAATCTTGGATCTTTTCTTTTAAAAGACACCTTTAAAATCAAACCCTCTCACAGCTATGCCTGCTCTTCTTTGGTTAGATATTAATCCACCATGTCGTGCAAATGTTTTAACATTAGTTGGCTTACCTCCAACTCCTTGTGCTTTACTTCTTTTTCTTGATACTGCTGATTTTCTTTGCCCTTCAGTCATACGCCTTGCTTTCGCTAAAGGAACACATTTTGGATATTTTCTTTTTGCATCTTTTTTCTGTTTAGACCTACCACATTTAGCAAAAGAGCCATCTTTTCTTTTACTTCCTATGTCCACCCATTTTTGAGCAAACCATTTTTTTAATCCATTTTTAGCCATTAGCTAAACTTGGTGATTTTTCTTTTGCCTTCCATAATTGCACCACAGGCTCTGGCCATACCACCTTTGTTCATTGATGAAACTTTTTTACGTTGTTGTGATATTTTATTAAAATCTATCACGCCACCCATAGCTTTAGGCTTTGGACCTCTAAAATCTTTTCGTTTAACACCGCTAGGATCTTTAATTTTACCTGCACATATTTTTGATGCATAGGCATTTGCATATGCGCTTGGATAAACTTTAAATTTACGCTTAGCTGCAGCTTTACCTCTAGGACATAATTTAGTCATTTTTTCCTCGCTGTTTGTTTTGCTCTTTTAAAGTTTGCTGCTGTTGGTGCACCCTTTGCACCTTTCTTACGCATTCTTTCACCACGTTGTCGTTTAGCATGAATATTAGCATACAAACCTTTTCTCATCCTTGACCTCTGTATTTAACAAACTGACGTCTTTTGTTTTTGTTCTTCGGCCTACTGCGTGAAGAACGCCCTATACTAGTTCTTTTTTTGACTGGTGTAAAGTATTCGTTGGAAGGTGTTTTAGCCATACTACATTTGTGATAAAGGATTTTCTAATGCGAGTTTTATTCTTTTTTCAACCTTTTCTTCTAATTCAGTCATGGCTGATTCCAACTTACCCGACAATAATTCCATGTCTTCCTTCATGTCCCTCGTGGTATCTCTTAACTCCGAGCTGGTTTCTCTCGAATCTTCTTTAACCATCTGCTCTACATCGTTAACGACTTTCTCAATTCGTCTTACATCTTGACGAAGGTCATTTTTAAGTTCATTAGCTACATCAGACACCAATCTTATTTCAGACATAATCATTTCCATCTCTTGCATAATCATATTTACTTCGGTTTGTATTAGGTCAGTCTTGCTGTCCATCTCTTCTTTTGTAAGTGCAATTTCTTTGTCAAACCCTGATAAATCAGGTGCAACATATTCTTGTATCTGTTCCTTCATCGTTAGATAATCTTTGTAAAATTCAAAACCACCCCATAAAGCACCACCTGCAGTTGTTAACGCAGTTAATACTAAAAAGATCTTCCCGCCACGAAACTTAATGCCTGCTACTTCGAGTTCTGCCATTGTAAATCTATCATATCATTCATCATACCATCACTACCACCAAATAGATACCATTGTGCAATATTGTTATTTTCTATTTGTGTATCTGGTATCATGTAGTCTGTAAAAAAATCTAATCTATCCTCTAATTGTTTTTGTGACTCAAAAAAGGTTTTTGTATCACCTAATACTTGCATCACAATTAAAGTTTTTAACTGATTTGATGAATCATATCTACCTTTATCACCCATCTTTTTTACAATTTTCTTCGCAGCTTTTTCTTTT